TGCTGGGGCTTGAGCGGAACGGGCAGGACCCTGACCTGTACCGGAGGAACGTCACGCTGATCCGGGTGCTAAAGAACCGCTTCTCTGGCCTCACTGGTCCAGCCTGTCACCTGCACTATGACCGTGGAACAGGACGCTTGACACAGATAGACGATCCTGATACAGATACAGATACAGAAGTAGAAGCAACAGAGGCAGAGGACTTTGACGAGGTACTATAATGAAGCGACTGTTCTTGGATATAGAGACAGATGGATTCAACCCTTCCCGCATATGGTGCGTGGGTACAATACTACTGGAGGACAAGCAAGATGGCACTGAAGTTCAAACCCCTAGACTATTCACAGAGGGAGAAAGAGATAGCTTTGCAGATTATGCGGCACAAGCGGATAAGGTTCTTGGGCATAATGCTATTCATTTTGACTTTCGTATACTTGATCTTCTTTGGGGTGTACGTTTTCAGTCAGAACAGATGCTTGACACCATGGTTCTCTCTCAACTTGCAAACCCCACCAGAGATGGTGGTCACTCAATTGAGGCATGGGGTCAGCGGTTCAACTATCCAAAGATAAACATTGACGCTGAGAAGTTTTATCAGGGGTACTCTGATGAGATGGGCGAGTACTGTATGCAGGACACCAGAATATCTGTCAAGATATTCAAGCAGGTGAAGAAGGAACTGTCCTCCTTCTCTCCGGGGTGCATCAGACTGGAGCACAGTGTCAGGGCTATACTCTCTGAGCAGGAGTCCAACGGTTTCAAGCTGGACGAGCAGAACGCTTGTATGCTGGTGGCAGAACTGACCGATGAACTCAATACTATCAAGGAGCAGATGCAGGATACTTTCCCACCCACAGAGGTGCAGCTAAAGACAAAGACCAAGTACATCCCCTTCAACCCGGGGTCACGTAAGCAGGTGGCAGAGCGGTTGATGGAGATGGGCTGGCTCCCTGAGAAGAAGACTGACCTAGGCAATGTGGTGGTGGATGAAAGCATTCTCTCTGAGATTGACATGCCAGAGGCCCAACTGATTGCACGGTACATGATGCTACAGAAGCGCACAGCACAGGTGGACTCTTGGCTAGATGCAATCAACCCGGAGACGGGTAGGGTACACGGGAGAGTGATGACCCTCCGCACAATCACAGGACGCATGGCCCATGCCACTCCTAATATGGCACAGGTCCCGGCTGTGTACTCCCCCTATGGTCCAGAGTGCAGGAGACTGTGGGTCCCGGGCAACCCTAAGAAACAGAACCTTGTGGGTATAGACGCCAGTTCCATTGAACTCAGAATGCTCTGTCACTACATGAACGATCCAGAGTACACAGAGATTGTTGTCTCCGGTGACATACACACAGCCAACCAAGAGAGGGCAGGTCTAAGTTCACGCGCACAGGCCAAGACATTTATCTATGCTTTCCTCTACGGTGCAGGCGCTGCCAAGATAGGAAAGATCGTAGACGGCACAGCAGCAGACGGGCAGGACCTGATAGACAAGTTCCTAGAGGCCACCCCTGCTCTTCACACAGAGCGCCAGCGCGTGACCCTTGCAGCAGAGCGAGGGTTCATCAAGGGGCTGGACGGTAGGAGATTGTTTATTCGTTCCACTCACGCTGCACTAAACACACAGCTACAGGGTGCAGCTGCCATTGTGATGAAGCGTGGCTTGGTCATCTTCAACGACAAGCTACCAGAGGGTTCTCGCTTTGTTGCAAATGTTCACGATGAATGGCAATTAGAGGTTGACAAACCCCTGTCAGATATGGTAGGTACTCTTGGCATAGACAGTATCAAAGAAGCAGGAGAGTTCTACAATTTAAAATGCCCACTGACAGGAGAGTACAACGTAGGTTCCAACTGGGCAGAGACACACTAGAAAGGAGATGAATAGATGGATGCAGCTGGCATAGGTATTGCAACATTTTTAACAACCACTACGCTTTTTGGATTAGACAATCCAGAATTTGTTGAGAAAGTAGCAGAGCACCGAGAGCAAGGGTACACTTGGGAATACATAGGGTATACTCCTTGGACTCAAGAGGACTCACCCTCCATACTGATAGAACCGGGTGAAGGTTTCCCACCGTTTGTTTTATTTAAACTTACCGAGCCAGAGGAGTAGAAATGTCTGTAGCTTTAGATAACCACATTCTTGAGAAGAACGTAGCTGATCTTCAAGAGCAGTTACAAAAGTCTTACATCAGAAACAGTGAACTCATTGAGCAGAACAATGCACTAAAGAAAGAGCGTGATGCCATGATGCACCACAACCTTTCCATTGATGAGATAAAAAGAAAAGAGAACAAGAATAAAAAAGGCTTGACATCTTACATTGAAGATGCTATGAACTGTAACATCAAAACATTCCAGAATATTCTGGGTAAACTGAAAGGAGCTTAGAGACCATGCCAATTGTACAAGGTACAGCTTACTGGGCAAAACTTGATCCTAACAACCCCGCACAGAAGTATCAGACTACTTCTAGGGAAGATACCGAATGGTGCCTTGACCTTGGGTTGGATACCAAGGCAGTCAAGATGATTGAGGGCATGAACCCCTCTGCATCTGTCAAGGACGGTAAGAAGAAGAATCATGCCAGTGGTGGTCCATTCTTCAAGTTCAAGAAGAATGCCTTCACCCGTGACGGTAAGGCACTCCCTGCTCCGCGAGTGGTAGATGCACAGAAGAACGATATCTCTGGCACCGCCATTGGCAACGGGAGCAAGGTCAATGTTCTGTTCCGCGCCAAGGAGATGGAGCAAGGACAGTGGGAAGGTAAGAGCGTATTCTACCTAGACGCTGTTCAAGTGTTGGAGCTTGTCCCTTACGAGGGAGGAGCATCAGAGGACTTCAGTGCAGTGGACGGTGGCTACACTGGAGAGGAAGACTTTGCCACAGAAGATAATGGGTTGTAGGTAGAGTCAGTGACTAGTAAGATTAGCACTCTTCTGGATGACATAGGTTATCGTTTAGAAGAGGGGAGTGTCCCAGAAGAGGCTAATCTTGCTATCTTTTTGGACGAACTAAAGGAGGTAATGCAGAACTTTTTTGTTGAGGAGTCTAATCGGGACAGCACGGGTAAGCTGCGACTCTCAGCAGTGGGGAGAGAGGATCGAAAGCTCTGGTATGATTTCAACGGCTACGAAAAAGAAAAGCTAACAACTAGCCAGCGAATACGTTTTTGTCTTGGTCACATACTAGAAGCTTTCGTCCTCCTTCTTGCCAGAGAGGCTGGCCACACAGTGGAGGACTGCCAGAAAGAAGTATCTGTTGAGAAGGTCAAGGGACACATTGACTGTATCATAGACGGTGAGCTAGTAGATGTTAAGTCTGCCTCACCCTACGGTTTCAAGAAGTTTGTTGACGGTTCTATCATCAGAGGTGATGATCCGTTTGGTTATATCTATCAGCTTAGTTCCTACGGTGCTGCCCTAGGTAAAGAGAAAGGGTACTTCCTTTCCATTGACAAGAGTGGTGGTGATCTAAATCTACTACAGGTTCCCCTTACCAATGTTGATCCAGCTGAGAGAATATCCTACCTCAAGGATACGCTACCTGATACTGATCCTCCAGACAGGTGCTACTCAGAGATAGAAGAACCATCAGGTAATAAGAAACTGAGTTTTAATTGTAAGTACTGTGACTACAAAGTGGAGTGTTGGAAGGATGCTAATAATGGGGCAGGCCTGCGTAAGTACAACTACTCCAGAGGTCCAGAATACTTTACCTATGTAGCAAAAGAACCGAGAGTAGAGGAGGACTTTGTATAATGGCACAGCGCGCTGATCAATCTATTATATTATCCTATCAAGAATGTAAATTCTGTGGATCATCAGATGGATTTGTATACTATGATAGCCACGGTTACTGCTATCATTGCAATGAAGTTTGGTTTGGTGAAGACTATGACAAAGTACTGGAGGACATGAACGAAATGCATTGGACGTTTAGAGATGATAAGACACGGGTACCTGACCCAGAGAAATATTTTGGTTTTGTCTACATCATTACCAACAAGAAGAACCACAGAAAGTATATAGGGTGTAAGCAGTACTGGCAGATGCGTCACAGAAAAAGATATAAGCCTTCCAATTGGAAAGTCTATACCTCTTCTTCCAAGGAACTGTGCACTGACATAGAGAAGATTGGGAAGAGAAACTTTAAGTTTGAGATCATACAAGAGTACGAGACCAAGCGTGGTCTGCATTACTATGAACAGTACTATCAGATGAAGTACCATGTGCTCACCGCTGTACTGGAGGGAACAGATCAAAAGGAATACTATAACAAGAACGTAGGCGGTATTAGATTTTATTGTCCTCTGGAAACATATGAAGACCCTGCATATGTAAAGAAGCAAAGTGAAAAAGCTAAAGCTAGGTGGGATGATCCTGAGTACAGAACAAAAGCTACAAAGTCTCGTTGTAAAGGTCCTTATAAAATTACTTTTGACACCGGAAAAGAAATTGTAGTTGATAACTTGGTAGGCTGGGGAAAAGATAATAATTATTATGGCCATAACTTAATACAACTTGTAAACAAAAAACCCATGAAAACTATTAAAGGTAAAAAATATTATAGAAAAAGAGTGAAGGACATAGTAAAAGTAGAAAGAGTAGGAGAACAAACCAGTGACATGGGGAAGTAGCTATGAGGGTTCTTCCTTTGCTCTTGACTCTGTACTAGATGAGGGTATACATGAAGCACATTCTCCTGAGAGAGTTCTGTTCCTTTGTGTTATTCTTCAGCAGCTTCTGGATGCTACTAAACCTAATCATGTAAATGACAGTACCTATACATCTTTGACCAGAGAACAGGCAAGGTCATGGCTCACCTCTGAGGTAGGAGTAACGGCAGAAGATAAAGAAACTGTATGTTTTCTTGCAGGAATTGAACCAGAGGCCTTGACATCTTATGCAAAAAAGATTATAGATACAAAAGAAGTTACGTTTATACGAAAAAGGATCAACGCTATTCTACACGATCCAACGATTAAAGAGGAGATGAAAGAGTATGAAAATTCAGAGGAAACCTACAGAGAGTCAGGTGGGTGGTACGCACTACAAAGAGTGCAGAATCCAACCCGTTGAATATATTCATGCCAACAAGCTTGGTTTCCTAGAGGGTAACATAGTAAAATATATTACCCGCCACCGCACCAAGGGTGAAGGTGCCATGGATATTCTCAAGGTAAAACACTATGCAGACTTGATTCTTCAGCTTGAATATGATATGACCACTGAAGAAGATAACATCCTGCTTTCTCAAGAGGTGCACTCCACATGGAACCCAGACTCTACATAAGTGACGATTACATAATCTTTGAGGGAAAACCCGTGGCAAAGATATGGGACGGTGCCTGTGAGATAGCGGTCAAGAAGTTTGAATATTTTGTCCAAGACATAGAGGAGATTATAGAACATGACCCAGACCAAGACGAATGGAGAGATAACTCTACCAACTAACTATCAATCATTCATCCATATGTCCCGGTACTCACGCTGGTTAGACGAAGAACAGCGGAGAGAGACATGGGAAGAGACAGTTGACAGGTATCTGTCCTTTATGGTACGCCACCTTGGTGACAACTACAGCTATGATCTCTTTGGAAAAGAACTAGAAGAGCTAAGAAGTGCAATGCTCACGCTCAAGGTTCTTGGTTCTATGCGAGCACTGATGACAGCTGGTCCTGCGCTCAAGCGTGAGAACGTGGCAGGGTATAACTGTTCTTATCTTCCTGTTGATTCACCCCGTTCTTTTGACGAGTGCCTGTACATTTTGATGAACGGCACAGGTGTAGGCTTCTCTGTTGAGCGTCAGTATATCAATAGTCTGCCCACCATACCTGATCAAGAGTTTGAAAACACAGACGATGTGATCTCTGTTGCTGACTCCAAGGAAGGTTGGGCCAGAGGTCTGCGTGATCTTATCTCTCTTCTTTATACCAACCGTATACCCAAGATTGACACCAGCAAGATACGCCCTGCTGGTGAGCGGTTGAAAGTGTTTGGCGGTAGGGCTTCTGGTCCTGCACCTCTGGAGGAACTGTTTGACTTTACTATTCAAACATTCAAGAAAGCCAAGGGGCGTAAGCTCACCTCCATAGAGTGCCATGACATCATGTGCAAGGTCGGTCAGGTGGTAGTGGTAGGAGGCGTCAGAAGGTCTGCTCTGATCTCACTCTCCAACCTTACAGATGAGCGTATGCGTATGGCCAAGAGCGGAGACTGGTGGGTTGATAATCAACAACGTGCACTCTCCAACAACTCTGTCTGCTACACAGAGAAGCCTGACATGGGTATCTTTATGAAGGAGTGGCTCTCCCTGTACGAGAGCAAGAGCGGAGAACGTGGCATCTTCAACCGTGCATCTGCACAGGAGAAGGCAGCGTCCAACGGTAGGCGTGATGGAGACGTAGACTTTGGCACCAACCCCTGCTGTGAGATCATCCTACGCCCTTACCAGTTCTGTAATCTGTCAGAGGTTATCTGTAGAGCAGAGGACAACATCAGTACTCTGAAAGAAAAGATTAGGCTGGCCACTATCCTTGGTACCTTCCAGTCTACACTGACAGACTTTGGCTACCTGCGTAAGCGGTGGAAGGATACCACAGAGGAGGAGCGGTTACTAGGCGTGTCCCTTACAGGGATCATGGACTGCCCCGCTGTGTACGATGCCACACCAGAAGCCCTACAACAGTTGAGAGATGTAGCTGTTAAGACTAACAAGAAGCTGGCAGAGAAGCTAGGCA